GATGCTTATTCATTCGATACAACTATAACAGAAACAACACTATGATAAAGTTAATTTTAGATAGTTTAAAATATGTAAACGCAGAAACAGAAAACATTCGTATTGCAAAAGGAAAGCATAAGCTTCCAACAACTTTAAAAGAGGGTTACAAAGCACTTAAACAAGAATTGAAATGGTAGAAAAAACAATTGAAATAAATGTAGATAGCAAACAGGCTGAAAAAAATCTTAAAGCTATTAACTCAACTATTGATGAGCAAAGATCAATACTTGTTCTTTTAGAAGAAGAATATGTAAAAGCCAAAAAAGCTCTTGATGATTACAACAAGTCTGGTAAAACAAACCTCGCACAAGAAAAGCAACTTAAACAAGTTGTTTCAGAAAGAAAAGACGCTTTAACAGACCAACGCTTAGGTCTTAAAAAATTAGCAATAGAGCAGCGTGATGCAACAAGGGCGGTACAAGAAAACAGAAAAGCTCAAAAAGAAAATACCAACATTGTAAGAGGTATTGACAAACTTACTGGCGGTTATGCAACTAAAATTATAAAACTTAAAAAAGGTTTTGTTTCTGGTTTTGGAGCAGTCAAAAACTTTGTTAAAGGTTTATCTGGAATTAAAAAAGCATTAATTGCTACAGGTATTGGCGCATTAATTGTTGGTTTAGCTACTGTTGTTGCTTACTGGGAAGAAATTACTGCATTGTTTGACAATGGTTCTAAAGCATTGCAAAAACAAGCTGATGAACAAAGAAAAAATGTTCAGCTTTCAGATGAGCAACTTGCATTACTTGACCAACAAGAAAAGCTATTAACTTTACAAGGTAAAAGCACAGAAACGATTGTAGCAGAAAAAAAGAAAGTTTTATTAATTCAGCAAGAACAAAACGAATCTTTATTACAAACTCTTAAACTACAATTACAAAAAGAACAATCACAAGTTCGTGAATTATCGTTTTTTGAAAAATCAAAAGCTGCAAGTTTAGAGGCACTTGGTCAATATGAAGCAGCCGCTAAAATACGAGCAAAAGGTATGATGGCTTCTGAAGAGGAGCTTGACAAAATAAAAGAGCTTGAAGAAGAAATACAACAGTCAAGACTAAAGGGCGGTCAAATAGATATTGCTTTAGCAACAATAGATTCAAATAAAAAGAAAAGCAGAGAAAAAGATGCTAAAGACAGAGAAAAGCAAGATGCTAAAGAACTTAAAGAAATTGAACGTAAAAATAAAGAAAAACTACGTCTTGAAAAAGAATTTCAAGAAAGGTTAAAAAACCTAAAAGACAGAATAAGAGATGCTGAAGCAAACACTCAAGAAGAACAAAGAGTTTTGCAAATGCAAAAACTAAAAGAAGAACACGCAGCTTTAATGGCTGAAGCTTTAGCTAATGGTTTGTTAAGCGAAGAACTTATTACATCGCTTAGGCAAAGGGAAAAAGATTTAGAAGAACAATTTAAGCAAGAAGATGCAGATACAGAAGAAAAAAGAAAGAAAGATGAAGAAGAAAAAGAACAAATTGCTGCTGACTATAAAGAAAAACAATACAGAGAAACATATAACAACCTTCAAGATGTTGTAGCACTTGGCGGTAAGAAAATGGAAAAAGTTGGAAAAGCTTTAGCTATTGCTGATGTTGTTAGAAGTTCTGTAAAGTCTGTAAGTGAAACAATTTCAAGTACTGGAGTTGCAAATGCTAAAGCGGTGGCAGCTTCTCCATTAACTGGGGGTATGCCTTTTGTTGGAATTAATACAGCAAAAGCGGCTCTCTCTATTGGTTCGACTGTTGCTGGTGCTACAAAAAGTATTCAAGCAATAAAGGGTGATGCTAAAAGCGTTGGCGCTGCTGCTGCTACTCCTTCTGCAGGTGGTGGTGGTTCTGCTCCTACTCCGCCTCAATTTAACATAGTAGGTGCGACAGAAACAAGTCAGTTGGCTGATGCAGTAGCTGGTCAAACACAACAGCCAGTACAAGCGTATGTAGTAGCGAATGATGTAACAACAGCACAGAGTTTAGAGAACAACATCGTAGAGGGTGCAACGTTAGGATAAATACAAAAAAAATAATAAATATTTATATAATAATATGCGGATAGTAGAATTAATATTAGACGAAGATCAAGAGATTGGTATTGAAGCCATAAGTGTGGTTGAGTCGCCAGCAATAGAAGAAGATTTTATTGCTTTAAAAAGTCAAGAATTTAAACTTGCAGAGGTAGATAAAGAAAAGCGTATTTTAATGGGTGCGTTATTAATACCAAATAAGCCTATATATAGACGAAACGGAGAAGATGAGTATTATATATATTTCTCAAAAGATACTGTCTTAAAAGCCTCTCAAATGTATTTAACGCAAGGTAAACAGAACAACGCAACGCTTGAACATCAATATGAGATAAATGGATTAAGTCTTGTTGAATCTTGGATTGTTGAAGATAAAGTACACGATAAAAGTGTAAAGTACGGTATGGACTTACCTCTTGGTACGTGGGTCGGTAGCGTAAAAGTAAACAACGATGAGATTTGGAACGAATTTGTGAAAAAGGGCGTAGTTCGTGGTTTCAGTATAGAGGGGTACTTTGCTGATAAAATGGAAAGACCTAAAGACCAAACTCTTGAAGATTTTTATGCTAAAGATAAATTAAAAGAATTAAATGAAGCAGACACAATAAGATTTAATACACCAGAGCTTTTTAAAGCTGATGTGTTTTTGAATGAAATTGAAGAATCTGAAGCTGAATACTTGCTTAAAGAAATAAAAGATATTATTAAAAACGATAAGCTTACAAAACAAGGCAATAACATAATTCTTGAAAGCTATTCAGATTATCCTAAATCTGTAAGCAACAATGCAAAGCGAGGTTTAGAACTTAACAAAAAGGTAAACAACAAATGTGCAACCCAAGTAGGTAAAGTAAGGGCGCAACAATTAGCACAAGGCAAACCAATATCTAAAGAAACTATTAAGCGTATGTATTCTTATTTGTCAAGAGCAGAAGAATACTACGATGAGGGCGATACAAAGGCTTGTGGTACGATTTCATACTTGCTATGGGGTGGTAAAGCTGGCAAGCGTTGGGCTGAAAGTAAGCTAAAAGAGTTTGAATTAAAATCTCCTTGTTGGGATGGATACGAACAAATAGGTACAAAAATTGTAGATGGTAAAACTGTACCAAATTGCGTAAAAATTAAGTAATGAAGAAGTTTTTTACACCAAGTAGAACAAGTCCAAAGGGTGGCCGCAGAGCTTGTTTATGCGAGGATAATACCTACTCTATAAAATGCTGTGATGGTAGTTTAAGGGCGCAAGGGATTGGTAGTACAGTCGGACAAGAAACAACACCGCCAGAAGGTAGCTACGGATATAAAATACAACGCTGTGGGCATAGCCAACAAAAACACGTTTGGAACGGAGAAGAACTAACAATAGGAAATGTATATTATTTTGATTTAGTACACGATGGACACGATGGGTGCTATACTGTATTAAGTAGAGATGATGAAACAAGTGGCTTTGAATGGCAAAGCGTTACTGCTTATGATAATTGTACAACTTGTGAAAATGCTAACTAAAAATGCAAAATTAATTTTTAACCATTATATATTAATATGAAATCAAATAACGTGATTGAGAAAATCAAAGACGTTCTGAACTTGACTGAAGAAGTTAAGCTCGAACAAATGAAGCTTGAAAATGGCGCTATCTTAGAAGCTGATTCTTTTGAGAGTGGAAAAGAAGTGTTTATTGTTACTGATGACGAAAAGGTAGCCGTACCAGTCGGAGAGTATGAACTGGAAGATGGTCGTATTTTAGTAGTCGAAGAAGAAGGACTAATTTCTGAAGTTAAAGAATCTGAAGCAACTGAAGAAGTTGAAGAAGAAGTTGAAGCAACAGAAGATGTAGTTCTTGAAGAAGAAGAAAAAGAAGAAATGGCTTATGCAACAAAAGAAGAACTTGCAGAAGTTAAAGAAATGATTGAAGAAATCAAAGCTATGCTTGAGCCAAAAGAAGACTTAAGCGCAGATGATCTTGGAAATCTTATGACCGAAGAACTTGCAAAGCACGAAAGAACTGAACTTAGTGAAGTGCCTGAAGAGGTACAAGCTGAATTAAATGAACCAAGTGCTGAACCAATTGTTTCAAATCCAGAAACAAAAGAAAACCTATCTAAATTTAGTATCTCACAAAACAGAAGATTGAGTACATTGGATAGAGTAATGGCAAAATTTAATAATTAACAAACAACTAAAATTAAATTAAAATGAGTGTATCAATTACATCAACCTACTCAGGAGAATTTTCAGGCAAGTACATTGCTGCCGCTTTATTATCTGCTGACACATTAGACAAAGGCAATATCACAATTATGCCTAACGTTAAGTTCAAGTCTGTTATCAAAAAGGCTTCAACTGACGACATCGTAAAAGACGCTACTTGCGACTTTCAAACTGGTCAAGGGACTTTAACTCTTACAGAGCAAATCCTACAGCCAGAAGAATTTCAAGTAAACCTTGACATTTGCAAAAAAGACCTACACGAGGATTGGGAAGCTGCCCAAATGGGATATTCTGCATTTGACAACTTACCTGCAAACTTTTCT